AAGGCCACCGACGAAACGATGGCCAGTGTCACCAAATGCTGTGGACTCAAGTGCGTCCTGACCAATGGTGATTGTGCAAGCGTTTGCCTGATCACTCAAATCGTAAGTTGTTGCGCCCTGCGTGATGTTGATCGTTGCATTGCTAAGGAATGTTGATGTTGCCATTTCTGACCTTTCTAATTTCGTTTGACTGCGATAGCCACAGTCAAATCGTATGTTGGTATGTCTTGCCCACCGTAAGAAGCGTTGCCCGGTCGGGCGTCAACTACGGCAATGGAAGAGTTCATGATTGTGTCAACCGTTGTCATCAGGTAGTCACCTGAATCTTGGTTGCCAGGAGGAGCTGCAAGTATGCGAACTGGAATGCGAAAGTCACCCACGTTGTAAGTGAATGACGTCATCACTGGTAATTCAATAAAGACAGACATGGGTCGTGCGTTGCGTGGGTCAGTGACTGGTTTCAAACCCAACGCTGTAAGCGCTGTTTTGATTGCGTTGACTGCGTCAACAAGAATGCCGGACGCAGCCATTACGCAACCGAAGCCCTAGAGGTACCTAAGAGCTGCATGATGCGACCCAAGGTTGAAGGGATTGGGATGGACGACATTGAATCAAAACTGGCAAAGGAATCGGCGCTGCCACGTTCCCTGTACAGGGTCGCTGCATAGAGAATCGCTCCGAGTTTTACTGAGTTATCAGGAACCGTGGTTTGCGAATCTGCATAGTTGCTTTCACGACGTTTATTCCAACACCAATAGTTTGAGGCTGCAACGCAGGTTGCTATGTATGCAGTGTCATTGGCCGTTGCGACGTCAATGCCCAAGAACTCAAGCACCATGGCGCTAGTGATCCAAGTGACCGATGGCGTAAAAGCCACGGTGCCTGCAGCGACATTTCGAACAACATCAGTGCCAGCGTTTGAAACCAAAAACTGGTTTATGAGAATGACGTCATAGTCAAATTCGTAGTCGCCGTAATCATCTACGCCAAGGAACTCAGCCGATTCTGTCGAAAGGACTTTGTAGTTGCCGTTAGCAATGACAGCGTTTCCAGCAATGGTGACTGTGTCGCCAACTTGGATTCCAGATTCGAGAAGGGTCTGCAGCACAACAACACCGTCTTTGCGTGTGTTGAATGCAAGGTCAAATGTTGCCATGCTGCGTTCCCTTAGTTTCTGTTGTGGATCAGGTCAGGTTGAAACGACGAAGGCCACCGGCGATGGTGACGATTGGGCAGAAGTAGCCGTAGATCATCGCTTCGATTTCGCCAGATGTCGGAACATTTACTGAAAGCATGAGCTGTGAAGACTCAAAGATTTCAATTGCTGAAGGCACGATTAGGAACGCTGATTCGTCAATAGTGGTTGAAACCATGTTTGAGGAAACGTACAAAGGAACACCAAGAACATTGCCGAACAAGGTTGTTGCCTCGGCTGATCCTGCTGAGTTCTGTGGCTGTCCAGCATTGAAAAGAGGACGGTTGCTACCGTCAACTGCGTTCTGCATGAGCGACCACTGGCTGACGCCTGCTGTGTATGCGCTGACCACATCGCCTGTTGCCAAGTATGCAGCTGCAGACTCAGTTGAAACGAACGACTGAATACCGGCTGCAGTTGCAGCTGTGGTTGCAGCTTGTGTTCCACCAGCTGTAATTGCAGCAATCGTTGCAACTTCTGTGGCCTTACGGTAAGAGCGTGTCATGTTGTCAAGCATGATCTGTGCAAACGATGGGTCTGAACGCTCTTGCAATTCAACTGACCAACGCTGAAGACCAGCAAGTTTGACGACTGTTCCGTTGACATAGGAAGAAACGATGCCTGTCTCGGATGGTGCTGCACCTTCTGCTGTGCTTGCCACAGTTCCATTGGTCGTAATTTTTGGAATGCTGATTGTCATGCCTGCTGCAGGAATGGCACGAGTACCACCACAAGCGTCAATGACTGGACGTGAACCAATGTTGGTTTGAACCACATTGCTCATGTACTGAACAGGGCTGAAAGCAGGGTTTGTGCTGAAAGAATCATCGGCTGCTGCAATGAATTTTGATTTTGCCTCATCAGCTGCTGCGACCCAAAGACGAGATTCGCTTTGTGGGTTCAATGCTGCCTGGACGCTGTGATGCAGATAATCGGCATTTGTTTTGATTGGTGAACGTGGGGCTGAGTAGAAAAGAGCTGTGGGCACTGTGGAAGTGGCCTCAACTGTTTCTGGGGTTTCTGATGACATGGTTTCCTCCTCGGAAGTGTCGTTGTTGGGGGTTTCGGTTGCTTCTTCTTCGACTTCTTGGTCGGGTTCTGAAGCAGCGATTTCTGTGATTACAGCACCGGTAAAAGCAGGTGCTGCTACTAAGGAAATTTCAATGAGATTGGCTTTTGAAACAATCATGGTTCCTGATTTGTCGAATTTGTATTTGACTGGGACTGCGCCAACACTTACGGAATCGTAAGCGCCAGCCTTTACAAGTTCAATGGCGTCGTCTGCTGCTCTAGTCTTGGCAAATTTGGCTGTAAACAGCAAACCCTCTTCGGAATCTGCAAGTTCAGTGATGACGCCTCGAAGGGCGTTCATGTCGTGGCCTTCTAGAAGTTTTGGTGCTTTAGCGTTGACGTCAAACGCTCCACGCTTGAAGGAAACCTTTTCGCCTGATGAAACAGTTGCTGAAACTGGTTCCCAGGGGACGGCGACGCCAGTGATGGTGCGTGGCGATTCTTCGTCGCCTGCTGCAGCGTCAAGGGTGATGGGGACGTGGATGAATTCAATCATGCTGGGATGCTTTCTTGTGAAATGTCTTGCATTACTTGTGACGCCGTGTCTGCTACGCCTAGATAATTTTCAACGTCAAATTCAACAAAACGGTTTCTTGGCAACACTTGATCGCTGGAAAGTGTTTGTTCGATGCAGTCTAGATAGACACGAGCACCAAACAAGTAGAGGTCTTGCCTTGCTTGTTCAGCGTTTTGGTATGTCATCGACGCACCTTCTGTGGGGGCCGAAACAAGATAGGCAGGGACATTGCACAGACGAGCCATTTCAAGTGCTTGGTATTTGCGCTGATCAGAAATTACTTCTTGTGGGTTTTGGCTAAATTCTTTGAATTGCACTTGGCTTGACAGTGCGCCAATAGCGTTTTTCTTTCGAGCCAAGGCCCACGCTGACGCAAGATCACCAAGGTCTTCGCCTGACAAATCTTCGCCTGAGACCTGTTGCAGATAACCCGGCACAGTTTCAAGCTGGGCGTATCGGTCTGCTGCGGCGTCTAAATAAATGCTGGTGTTGATTGCTCGTTGACCAATTTTGAGGATGCCAGGAATTGGGCTGATGAATTGCAACACGTTTGATGTTTCTATGGATTGGCCGTTGAACATGAGTTCTTTTTGTGGGCCAAAATACTGGATGAAGCCACTTTGGTCGTTTGATGAAACGCTTGCTGCAGGTAGCCATGTAAAGGTTGCAGGTTTGCCGTCGGAGTATCTGCTTGAGATGTAGGCGTAGGCAATGCCGTAAAAATAGAGGTCACTGAAAATGTTGACGTAAAAGAATGAGCGTGAAACTTTTGGATCAGGTCTTTCCATCCACTGGTCAAGTGGCAAGTAAATGTTTTCGTAGCGTTCACCAGTCCATTGTTTGGTGTAGTGGCGAAGCTCTAATGCTCCGACCATGCCGGCAATAAGGTCTCTGGCTCGTGACACAGTTGGGACGGACAGTGCTCGAACTTCATCGTTGCCGTTCAGGTAATAGTTGAACTGGCCAATTTGGGAGACGCCAGCTGCAGCCTGCACTGGGGCAGATGCGAAAGTTGCTTGCTGTTTGCGCCAAAATGCCATTTGAAAGGACGCTAATCCAAACTTGTTGCATTTGCAAGTATCTTTTTGGTCTTTTTATTTGGCTGAACCCATAGAAGGACGGTTTGTGTTTATTGGTCGAGAAACCATCGCTGCAGCGACCACTAAAAGTCGGGCTGCTTCGATAGGCCCATGTGAACGCTGGGAAGAGATAACCACTTGGCCGTTAGCCCTAGCAAGGACAGCCCTGTTGACATGGCTTGCTAGTAGTTCTTCGCCACGGTGCAAAACCCGATGCTCCAAAATTAGCGATCTAGTGAGAGCTGTCAATTTGAGGATTTCTGCATAGCCAAAGGTAGTGCGCCTGCGTTCTAACTTTTCAGGGGTGTGCACGTCAAGAGTTGGCGAAATGACCAGACGCAGTTTCGGGTCTGCCTCCATAGCCTTCTCAATCTGTAGCCACATTTCTTTCATCGACTCCGTAGAGAACTCGACTGTGGCCACGATGGTTTGTTCCTCAGTTAGTCCACAGCGAATCCCCACATACTTGGAACTATCCACAGAACAATCCACAGCCAACACGCCACCGGCAGGGCATTCCTGTTCGGTTTTCAGTTTCTCCCAGACGCCAGGTTGTAGCCATGCGTCAGCCGAAGAGACCCACAGATTTAGGTGCGCTCGAAGGAAGGCTGCACGATCGGGAGATTCTGCAGCTGCATGAAGAGCGTCAAGGGTGATCGTTTCCCCCAAGGCTGGGTTCGCCCAACGCCAGTATGAATCATCATTCGGGTCAACATCAGGCAGTGACCATTCAGCAAAATAAAGCCGTGTTTGTTTGTGTTTGTCAATCGCCCCCAGCGCCTGCTCCCGAAGACGCTGCATAGTCTTCGACCCTTCATCGCCACTGGTTGACCACGAAGAAAGCAACGGTGATTTGACAGCAATTTGCGACGGCCTCAGAGCGTCAAAATAAACTTCCTCGGTGACGTTCCAAACTTCGTCCACAATAATCAAGTCGTAAGTACCACCATGCAAATGAGGCGTGGCAGCACGAACCTCCCAAACCGAAGAGCCAATCTCAATTTTGTTTCGGCCATAAGACCAAGTGGCTTTGGCGTCGTAGTGCGCCTCTAGTACCGGGGCAAGTTCATTGAAGATGGCAACTGCACGATCAAGTTTGTTGGCCGTAGAAAGAACCCTCATCGGTTTGCCACGCATCGCTGCAAAGTCTGTAAGCCACCAGCCAATGAGCGCCGTCAGT